CGTTTAGTTGCTGCGATTGCTTCAGGAGACAGCGCACCAAATTTCTGTGCAAGTGCAACAGCTTCGTTGGTTGCTTCCCTGATTTGCGCTTTTAAGGATTTAACGCTTTCCGTGCCTTTGGTCTTGGCTTCTAAATTTATTGCTACCGTTGTCTGTGCCATTTTACTTATTTGTTAGTGCATACCACTCTGTGCCATCACACACAAGGTAAGCCGTGCCGTACTGATTATTTATGTTATAGTGGTCTGTCCCGTCAATTAATTCATCTGCATGAGGCTCTATTCTCAAAGTGCCGCCTGACCCTTTTTTAACCACCCAAAATGCTTTGGATGTGCTGTCCGCTGCTGGGGGTAGTGTTATAGTTCCGTTGCCATCAGCAGAAAAAACAATGATGTCGTATTGCAGCTCGGCCGTGTAGTTGGCTGTCGGGAACACAAAACGATTGCTGCCGAAATTATTATTGTTTATTATTTGTCCGGATATCCAAACTTCATTACATCCAACCGCATTTGTTGGCGGTGGTGTTCCAATAACTATGCTGTCATCACATAGAAAAGTTACACCGCTGGTGGCAAACGCTGCATTTCGTAGTCCGTAGTTGCTTATTCTATTGCCTATAATTACACCATCACCAGCCTGATTAAAATTTCCTATATTTATACCACGCTGATTGATTACTTTGTTTGAAGTCCCACCACCCTCTGGGTCATATTCTGTTTGTCCACCCCCACCGCTTTGCGTTCCACCACCGCCAACGCTTCCAGTGGTTGCATTGAAAGTAACGCCCGATTTAAGGAATAAGAACTCACAGATATTTACCGATGGATTTACCGGGTCATAATCCTCAACCTTGTTGAGCCTAAAATAATTGTTGTCAAAAAAATACAAGTCACGAAATGACAACTTTTCCATATCCGCAGGCGTTAGGTAAAATGCGCCCTTTACAATTTTGCTATCCTTGTCGGTGATTTCCTGCAAATACTTTGACCAATAGGCGTTAAATAGGTTGTTGTTTGTAACGGCTGTGCCGGGTGGCAATCCGATAAAACGTGGCATCCCAAAGTTGATATCTGTGGTGCTGGTCAACGGGTCATCCAAGTGGCCCATATACGGATATTTGGTTTTTACCGCTCCTGCTGGTGGGTTAAAAGACCAAGAGCCATTGCGTACCAAATAACCTGCACAGGTTTTAGCCTTATATTGCAATATCCTCAAATCACCTGATTTTGTCTTGCCGTCATTTGTTGCAATCTCGGGCAGATACTTATCCGTCTCCTGCTCTGGCTTTACAATTATGGTCGGAACAAAACCTATCTCAATTTTTTTCTCGTCCTTTACAAAGTCATTTTGCACCAATATTTGGCGGTCACCGTATGTACGGCTGTAATCCTCTTTGTAGTATTTGTTGCCCTCATCCTCACCGTCTTTGTAGGTAAATAAATATCTACCTGCATCCAACTCTCCCATCGGTGTGATTTCAAGCGGTTGCAAGAGGTCGCGTTTCTTTGTCCAATCGCGCACGGTTGTGGTGTAAAAATCTTCGCGTGGCAGGATGACAAGTTGTTTGTCAATTTCAGTGGCTTCAACGTACAAATTAAACATTGTAAAAATCCACCGCATGAACTCACGCTGCTTGGTTTCAACGCCAGTGAAAAATCCACCGAAATCCATTGTGTCATCATAGGCGTATGAACTCTCAACCACAAAATTATAAAACGATGTATTGGCCGTCAAGGTTACTTGTGCGCCTGAAATAAATGCACCGATACCGCCCTGCCTTACACCATACCAATGCACAACAACTTCATCATTTTTTTGCAGTTTGATATTTTGAAAACGCACATAGTCATTTATTGTCGCTGTGCCTGCTGCGGTGTTTGTAGTCCAAACTCCTTTTTCCTGCACAACCACGCCATTGACAAATAATCTAAACCACAACTTATCTTGCGCCCCTGCTGTTGCTGTTAACCCGGTTGCACTGCCATCTAAATAGATTGTAAAATCATAACCTTGCGAATAAAAGCCATTTGTAAATTCTGATGTGCCTGTATTCCATTGGTTTGATGGGTCAAGTATTTCGGTAGGAAAAAGCATCTGTGTGGATGTGTTTCCAAATGTTACACTACCACTGAATTTTGCTTGAAACTGCCTATCTAATATATTTTGTTCGCTTAATATAGGTGCTTTTGTGGGGCAAGGAACCACCAATCTTTTGAACTGCGCTGTGTTGAAAAACGAACCGCTGCTGTATGAGTAACCAGTACCGCTGAAAATTGCATCAACAACCGTCTTTGCGTATAGGTATGGTGTCATATTATCGGTATATAAGGTGCGATAATCGGCGTATTGCCCATTGTCAACCCACCCGTAAACGTAACCCTCACCAATTGGCGCACCACCACTGAAGTTTACATACCCAGATGAGCCGTTTTTCACAATGGAAGTGTCCCAACTATTGAATATATTGGTGTCGCTTATGATATGATTGTAGCCAGTGAAGTCCAAATCAGCAAGTTTAGCATCGGCAACCTTTGCAAATAGGTCGGCCAACTCCCCATGCATTGAACATTCATACTCAATTTGATTTAGGTCATTGACCTTTATACCCAACAACCTGATAAAACCCTGTATTTGCGTCACCTCATCCACTTGCAGGATGGCATCGGCTTTCAGGTTTGGGTTGAAATCCGGATTGAAGTTGGTGTTTGATGTATTACGGATGCTCAAATTCAAATCAAACAAGTGGGTAAACAGCTTGTTGTTTGCCTTTGTGCCGGGTAGGGTGAATGTCTTTGACCAATCCGATGAACGGCTTTCTGGCTCACGGATATCGGCAATGCTCTTATTTATCAGTATTCCAAAATCACTCGGCAGGTCAACCGATACCCCACCGCATACAAGCCTTACGTTGTTCATGCGTTTTGCAACCTTTCAGGTTCAGTATATTGCACAGTTATTTTAAGATTATTCGGGCCATCCACATAATCAAATACCTCATAGCTTGTATCTACGATGTTGACAGGAATGTTGCCCAAAAAGACAACGGGTGACGCAATCAAATCTTGCAACCATTCAAACTCTGTTTCGGTGAGCCAGTTGGTATTCAGCTCCACCTCTTTAGTTTTCTCTACCGCATAATTAGTGATGCCGTGCTTGCTGGTATCGTATGCATAGGTATTTCCTGACAGCGTGTAATTGTTCCGCTTGAATTGCTTTCTGCTGACATTATATTTGTCTTTGGATGCCATGCTACAACGGACACTTTCAAAGCCACCTAATGGGTTTAAAAAGTATAAATACTGCGGTGTGTATTTGCTGCACTCTTCCACCACATCAAAGCGGTAAAGTTCACTTCCTAATTGACTGCCACTATCAATAGCCTGCATGGTGTAGTAACTGGTCGATGCAGGGATGACGTTGCCTGCTGTTCCGCTTGTTAGGTTGCCTGCGGTGATGTCGTTTAGGTTATCAGGGCCAGCAGGGCATCTAAGTAAGAACTCGGACTTTTCGCCTGCATCGGTGAAGTTATTTTTTATCTGTGATGTGGCAAGCAATGAGCCAGCAGCATTGTATGCTTTGACCTGTATTTCGGTTGCCGCCCCTACCGCACCCCGTAAAAAGTAAAGGTAATCTGTTTGTGCCAAACTTACACGCCTTGTCCGTACACGGGTAAGGAATTTGGGTGTTGTGCTTGGGTAGGTGATTTGATAAGTGGCTGTGGATTCACTTCCGTACAAATCAAAGAGGCCATTCCAAACATATTTGCCTGTGTCGGTTGCCAATGTAAGATATTCAGTTCCACCATACTCTTCACCAAATTCCACGCTGTACGCCAGATATGAATTTGTGCATTTGCTGATTGATGCAAGGGATTGGGTGAAGTCGTATGTAACATAATTTTGCAAAATTCGTGACAGATTAAACACCGCTTTGTCAGTCGTGCCGTGAAAAATAGGTGCTTTCAGTTTTGCAATGACTACGTTGGATGCGTTTTTTACTACCGCCACAAATTTAAAGTTCGGCTGTGCGTAATTGGTGGAAGTCACCACATAGGAAATATCGGAATACACGGGCGAGATATCATTCGGCTCGGTGTTGATAGTTATTGCCATTACCTATAAAAGTACCTATTGCGTTACCTCGGTAGTGACATAAGCGGTTAGGCGCAATCCGGTCAAATCGGATAGCTTCTGCGCGATGGTATCCACGTTTTGTTGGGTAAGTACCGCAGCAATAAATCCAGAGCCTTTGTATCCGAAACGCTTTATTGTTCCCTTGCTGTGTATTTTTTTGGCTACAACTGATGCAAAACTTTCAATTGCCTTTTGAACTGTTTGGTTTTTCCCCTTGCGTTCCAAGGCTATGCGTTTAACCGATGCCTTTGCACCAACCCATTGAATAAGCGATGGCATATATGGCCAAATTCCAGGTTTCTGTCCATCTTCGACACGCTCCCAATAATCAGCCATCGAAATCTCAATTTCTATGCCTTGTGGCGTAATGCTTGGATAATCAGCGGATATGCTTTGGATAAGGTTGTTTGTCGCTTTCAGGTCTTTTTGCCTTGCACTTTCTTTCAGTTTGTCAATAATTACCTGTGCAACAAATACCATTGCATCACCCAGCACCGTGCCACCCATATTTGCAGTGGCTTCATCTATGCCAATCTTTGGCAACAACGCATCCAGTTCGGCTAAATCTGCCTTGCTTATATTCATCGCACCGGGTGGGGGCATCGAACCCCCGTCCACCATCTTTGAATTGCTTATCTATTGCCGCTCAAAGCAACCCGTTAGCGCGCATGGTGATGTTACCCTATATACACTAACCCGGCAAGGCCGTAGCCTCATATATAAAAGTATCAAATCAGTTCTTGCAATAAAGCAATCTGATACACGCTACTATCTTTTGCAGATTTTGCCCCTTGTGCCGCTGCATT